ACGACATAAAGGTGTAATTTATCTTGACTTCTTAACAATTTGATATTATAAATAGAACTGTAATATTATTTGTGCAAATGGAGAAATTGATAAATGCAAGGATTCAAGACCTTCCTTACGGAAGCAAAAGTTAAAGCAGAGGATTATGAGGCGGCCATAGTTATTGGTTGGTACGAGTTACATGGGCGTGAACTTGACTCTAAATCTGGCATTACTAGTAAGACATTAAAGGTTTTAGAATCAAATCCAGAAGTATTAGCATCTGGTAAACGTATTGCAGAGTATGTTCTTAAAACAAACTCTAACCTTGCAGGCACTCAAGCAGAACAGTATGGTAGAGCATCTACCAAATTAACTAAGTTCTGGACTTCATACGGTGCAACAAACAAAACTCCAAAAACAGATATCTTAATTGGGAATATGCGTTTCTCGTTAAAGATTGGTGCGGCACAACTTATGTCTGGTGGTAAATCTGAATCTACTGCGACATTCTATGCGGCATTAAAAAATACATCAAAACAACTTGCACAGAATAAACAGTTTAAGGTTGTCGAAGGAATTTTAGAATCCTTTGTTACAAGTACCCTTGCGCCTGGGCAACTTCGTGGAATAATTAAATCTGGTGAAAATGAAGTTGTTAATGCTGGTGAAGCTGCACACAAACAATGTATGACTGAACTAGGATTGTTATTTGAACAATCAAGAGAATTCAAAATTGCATTTGCTCGTGAAGCAATGTCTGGGTTTGAAAAGTTTGGAGAAGGGGATAATGCAGCTGCAGAGTATATGTTAGTATCTTCCCATGATGGAAACAGTGTAAAGATTAAAAGTGTATATGATGACGATTATTGTTCATACATTGCAGATAAAATGAAATTACAAGCAAGATTCAAAACAAGTGGTAGAGTTCTAAAGGGAAAGAAAACTGGAGAATACAACTTCTGGTCTGTTGTTTCACTTATTGTTAATGCAATGGATGAAGAGATAGATGCATACAATAACGGAGAGATTCTTACTGAAATTCGTTTGTTTAAAAATCTTACTGCAAAGGTAAAGGGATTCTTTAGTAAAGTTTGGAACAAAGCATCTAAGTTTTTTAAAAAAGGTACTATGTCAATGATGAAATTTTTAGGTGTACAACCTAATATTACACACAGTAAGGATATTCATTTTGATTAATTTTAGTAAATATATAACCGAAGATAAGGGTGGAAAGAATCTACACCTAGAACATATCGAAGATGAGATATTAAACTTTGGTGTGTCTGGTGGTAGAGCTGCAATTAACTTTGTTCGTTCTCTTAGAGATATGTTGGCAGGAGAATCACGTTCATCCGTAAATATGACTGTTAAGTGGGATGGCGCTCCAGCAATCTTTGCTGGTATTGACCCAGAAGATGGTAAGTTCTTTGTTGCAAAGAAATCAGTATTTAATGCAACTCCAAAGTTATACAAGACTGCAAAAGAAATAGATGATGATGGACTATCTGGTGCATTGAACTCAAAGTTCAAGATTGCACTTACAGAGTTTGCCAAGTTAGGAATCAAAGGTGTACTTCAAGGAGACTTGATGTGGACTGATGATGTAGAGACAGATACAATAGATAACATGCGTTATTATACATTCCAACCGAATACAATTGTATATGCTGTACCTGTTGATAGTGACTTTGGAATGAAGATTAAGAATTCAAAAATTGGAATCGTGTGGCATACCACTTATACTGGTGACGCACTCCAAGATATGAAAGCGTCATTTGGTGTCAACATTAAAGGACTCAGTACACCATCCTCAGTTTGGATGGATGACGCAACCTATAAAGATGTTGCTGGTAAAGCAACAATGACATCGAAGGAAACTGAAGCAGTTACTAAGTCTTTGTCTGGTGCTGGTAAAACATTCCAAAAGATTAACTCTGCTGGACTGACTAAGTTTTTAAGAATTCAAGATACATTCACTGGAAACCTTGCTGGTGCTTCATTGAAAACGTATTACAATAGTAAAGTAAGAGAAGGTAAACCAATCAATAACCCTAAGAAACATGCAGAAGGTTATTTGAAGTGGGTATCTAATGTTTACGATAAAAGAATTAAAAGTCTCAAAACAGAGAAGTCTCAGACTAAAGTTGCAAACGAACAAAAAGAGATGTTACGAGAACTAAAGAAACACACAAAGAATTTAGAACAGGTTATCTTGTTTCAGAACTATCTGATTGAAGCAAAGATGGGCATTGTAAAGAAACTAAATAGTGTTAAGCAATTAACTGATACATTCATTAGAACTCCAAATGGATTCAAAGTAGTTAATCCAGAGGGGTTTGTTGCTATTGACAGAGTAAGTGGAAATGCAGTAAAGTTAGTTGATAGAATGGAATTTAGTTTTAATAACTTTACAGCAATTAAGGCATGGGACAGATGAAGAAATTTAAAGAACTAACATCTGAACTGGTAGAAAGAAAAGCACTATCCATTGCAACAAGACGCAAGATGGGTAGACGAATGGCAAAGATGGCAAAGTCATCTGCTTTCAAAGCGAAGGTTGCACGAAAGAAAAAGAAACTTGCAACTCCAGAGATGTTACACAAACGTGCATTGAAAGCTGCAAAGGCAGTTATACTTCAGAAGTTTGCTGGGTTAAGTCCAGCGAAATATATGCAACTATCTCCTGCTGCAAGAGTAGAGATTGATAATCGCATTGTTTCAAAGAAGGGTGCAGCGATTCAAAAGATTGCAAAGAAGATGATGGTTAAGTTAAAAAAACAAGAATTAGAACGATTAAAGAAAGTTAAACAGGGTGGAGATAAATGAAGAAGTTTTCTGAAATTATAGAAGCTCGAGGTGATACTGCCGTATTTACATTTGGTAGATTTAATCCCCCGACTACTGGACATGAAAAATTAATGGAAGCAGTTGCCAAACAGGCAAAGTCAAACTCTGCTCCTTATTACATTTTTGCATCTCATTCAGAGAACGCAAAGAAAGACCCTCTACCATATGCAAAGAAACTTGCATACATGAAGAAGATGTTTCCAAAACATGCAAGGAACTTGGTTGTAGATAAAGCAAGAAATGTATTTGAGATTGCAGTTACACTACACAACAAAGGACACAAATCAGTTGTTATGGTTGTTGGTTCTGACAGAGTTACAGAGTTTGAGACATTACTAAACAAATACAATGGAACTGAAGCAAGACATGGTTACTATGGGTTTGATAATATCGAAGTTGTATCTGCGGGCGAAAGAGACCCAGATGCAGAAGGTGTTACTGGAATGTCTGCATCTAAGATGAGAGCAGCTGCAAGTGCAAATGATTTCGATTCGTTTAAGAAGGGACTTCCATCCAACTTCAAACAAGCAATGTCTCTATTCAAAGATGTTCGTAAGTACATGGGTGTTCGTGAGTCTTTTGTTCCTAGAACAAATGTAATGACAGACGAAGATGTAATTCGTGACTTGTATATGGAGAACAAGATTTTCTGTGTAGGAGATATTGTAGAAGATAATTATACTGGTGTCTCTGGCGAAGTTATTCGTAGAGGAACTAACTACATTACATTCAAGGAATCAGATGGTACTATCCATAAGAAATGGTTGTATGAAGTAAAACAAGACAAAGATATCAAAGACAGAAAAGGTACAGAACCTGCTAAGTATTATGCAAAAGATGCTGAAGGTGATGCAATGTCAAAGTCCACGAAACAAAAACGTGCGGCACACTTTGCAAAGAAAAAGGATGGCCCTGCTCCAGGCGATGCAGATGCAAAGACTAAACCATCGAAGAGTACAAAGAAATTTAAAGACATGTTTGGTGAAGAAGACCCTTGTTGGGATACTCACAAACAAGTTGGAGTTAAGAAAAAGAACGGTAAAGAAGTTCCTAACTGTGTTCCTAAAGAAGAGTTCCAGTTAGATGAGAAGATTGAAGGACTTGTTACGAAAGCAGAAAAGTCTGGTGTACCTTATGGAATTCTAAAGAAGGTATATGACAGAGGAATGGCTGCATGGAAAACAGGACATCGCCCAGGCACAACCCCACAACAGTGGGCATTTGCAAGAGTGAATTCTTTTCTTACAGGGGGTAAGACTAGAACAACTGCTGACGCAGATTTATGGAAACAAGCAAAAGGGAAGAAGGAAGAGAATGACTCTCGTGAAATCGGAACTGATGCTAGTAGACAAGAAAGGCAAAAGATGACCCCAGGCCAAAAGATTGTATCGTTCAAAGAACATACTAAGTGTGGTACACCAGATTGTTGCAATGAGTGTGCAGAATCTAGTCTAATTGAATCCAACCAATATCGTGTGGGTTCAGAGAAGTACTATGAGTTCTTTAACGAAAAAAGAAGCCTTTACGAGAGAGGTGAATTAAATCCAGTTGGTTTTGATAAAGAACTACTGGAAGGTGACATTGGTAAGTACGCAGTCTATGAGGGAGAAAATGTTCCTCTAGATTGTCCAATGATGGAATCAGAGTATCAAGGAAAAGACGTTGAACTAAATAAACCAAAAGTTGGTGGTTCTAAGAAGTATTATGTGTATGTGAAGAACGATAAAGGCAACGTGATTAAAGTATCATGGGGCGATACATCTGGTTTAAAAATTAAGTTGAACGACAAAGAAGCAAGAAAATCGTTTGCTGCAAGACATGATTGTGCAAACAAAAAAGATAAAACCAAAGCAGGATATTGGGCATGTAATATTCCAAGATATGCAAAACAACTTGGTTTATCTGGTGGGGGTAACTTCTTTTGGTAAAACCATACAATGATTTGGGAATGGAGACTAACCTCATTTTGAGAGAATTTGAGGAAGATGTTAATGATAGTGAGTTGATTTGGCATCGTGATAAGAGTGACAGAGAGGTCACTGTACTTTCTGGATATAACTGGAAGTTGCAGATGGACGATGAACTGCCTGAAGAACTGAAGCATGGTAGAGTATATCATATCAATAAGATGGTTTACCATCGATTAATAAAAGGAAGTGGTAAACTACTACTTAAAATTAGGGAAAAATAAATGACAAGATATAGTAAAACAATGAGTGAGTCCCTTGCAGAAGTGCGTGAGGTAACACCAGAACAAATCGAAGAAGCATCTGCTCGTAGAGATGCAATGCGTCACGGTGCTGGTGGGAGAAGAGGAATCGACCCTGCTGACAGAGATGACATGAGAGCAACTGATAAAGACCAAGACCTTGCAAAGAAAAATATGATTATGCAATTGCGTAAATCAAAAGACACTAGAGGTAACTTCTCTATTGAATTCCAAGATGGAAAGAAACAGAAGGTTGATTCTAAGTTTGTTGAACTGTTGTTAAAAGCACATGACATGATTCAGAAACCTAGAGATAAAGAACAGTTTGTTCAGATGATTTCTAAGTCATATCGTGATATGCTTAAGACTGCGAATATGGTCTCAAAACAACTTAAAATGGGTGAAGAAGTTTTCCTAGAAGGTTTTGAAGTAGAAGAAATTGAAATCGATGAGATGAAGATGGATGACCCTAAGTTGAATAAAATATTCGACAAATTGAAAAAGGGACAAACAATCAAGCTAAAGACTAGTTCTACAATCAGTAAAGGTAAAGACTTTGTTGATTATATCGTTAAGTCAAAGAATACAGTAAACAAGGGTAGAGTAGAAAAAGTCACACTTGTTACTAAAGGTAATGAAAAATCAGTTAAGAAGTTCCTATACAAAAGAGATGGTAAAGTAACATTTGCTATCGGTGATATGGGTGCATCTATTGATGACATTAAAGAAGAGGAAGAACCACAAAAGTCTGATGGAGTTAAATCTGTCGAACAGGGAAGAGATGATAAGAAGAAAACTCGTATCGCTCAACTACAATTACAGATTGCAAAAGCAACTGAAACTATAAACAAACTAAACGCACAGGAGAAATAAATGTCCAAGTATCTTAAAACTAAAAAAGGTAGTTTAGAGAGTGCTGTGTTAGAGGCAATGTCTCCTGCTCAGCAAGCTGCAATCGCAATCTCTAAAAAAGAAAAAGAAAAAGAGAAGAGTGAAAACAACTATATTCACGCTGCAAAAATGGCAAAAGAAAAGGGTGAAAAAACCTTTACTATTGGTGGTAAACAATATGACGTTGAGGAAACACTAAAGACTGAAAAGTTGGTTGGTGGACAAAAGAAACTTGACAAAGATAAAGATGGTGATATTGATGGTAAAGACTTTGCTGCAATGAGAAAAGCAAAGAAAGAAGAAATGGATCCAACTGATCACGTTAAGAAAAAAGGTGACAAGTATTGTGTATACAATGCAGACGGTAGTATTGCAAAAGAGTTTGACAATAAAGAAGATGCAGACAAATATGCAATTGATAACCATGACAAGATAATGGCAACTGCTAAGAAAGAAGAAGTTGAACTTGATGAAGGTTATTCAGCAAAACAAATCAAGATGGCAATCGGTATTGCATCTGATAAAAGATATGCTGGTGGTAACTACTCAGGTGCTGTTAAGGCAATTGAGAAAATCAAAAAAGGATTATCTGACCATAAACAAGTTGCAGCAGTTCTTAAAAGACAGAACGAATCACTTGCACAACAGGCTGCAAGACACATTACTAATATGTGGCAAGAAGCTGCTAAGAAAGCAGAGAATGCTAAACCATCTAAATTGATGGGTACTAAAGAAGCAATGTGTGAAGATTGTGGAAAAGAACCATGTGTTTGTAAATCAGAAGATGATAAACAATCTATGACTGGCAAACCAATGGCAAAGGTTGAGGTTTCACCAAAAGAGTCAAAGGCAAAGTAATATGAAAAGTATCGTGGAAGTCACGAGTATTAATGAAGAAGAACTTCCACAGATTTACTGTGATATGGATATGGTTCTTTGTGATTTTATTGGTGGGTATGAAACACTCACTGGTAAGAAATTTGACAAGACTCCCAAGGATGAACGATGGGATGCAATTACAGGTAAGAAAGATTTCTGGCACACCTTACCTTGGATGCCTGGCGCTCAAAGAGTATGGAAGTTGATTAACAAATATGATGCGAATATATTATCAGCATATTCTAACAGAGATGGGAATAGTCGGAAGGGAAAGAAGTCTTGGTTATCCAAGAATGCAAAACCTACTGGTAAAATACATCTTGTACAACGTGCAGATAAAAAGAAGTATGCAATGTCTGGTAACAAACCTAATGTCTTGATTGATGATTATATCAAAAATATCAAAGAATGGGAGAGTGCTGGTGGTATTGGTGTGCATCATACTTCACCAACAGATACAATTTCTCAGCTTAAGAGAATTGGATTTAGATAAATAGAATAGTAAACAA